CTGAACTATGCGGTCCGGGCCTTTTCCCACCTTGGCGGTAGGAGCAATCCCCGTTGATTCGTGCTCATTGAATCTTCGAGGAAAGTTCCAACCACTTCCGGCGGGCAGTAACTCGCTGGGAGTTGGTTTAGGAGGAGGTTGATCTTGCTCCTCCATACTGTCAATTTGTCTCTGTATACTCCGTTCTCCAGTTTCGTTAACCTGCTTCTGGTACGACTCTTGATGAAAGGACTGATCTCGATCGCCTCCCTCATGGAGATCTCGTTGGGAGCTGGCCGGAGTTCGCGATCCACGCGTAACTTCAGCCACCTTCTTACTGTGGTCTTCCAGGTGAAGGCGTTCCGTTCTTGCCCTGTCAGTGACTCAGTATATGCGGTCCATTGTTCATCCTCAGGACTGATTTCTCGTTGTCTTTTGCCCGCTTTGCGAGCATCAGCAATTAGTTTTCTGTTCTGGGATGCGGACTGCACTATATACTCGAAGAACTGACGGTCACCATTGCCCCATGGGTGGTGTTTGGCGACAAGTTCGGCTCGGTCGTCCGATCGTAGTCTCACTTCGGCGTCCTGGTAAGGGATGGCTCCTTTACAGCGGACCTTAATCTTCCTCTTCCTAAGCTCACCAAGTTTAGGTTTGAGGCCGGCAGAGCCGGCTCCCCCTGCGATCGTGCAAGGGCCGTAGAGAAGGAAGGCCTTGATCCTCGACTTTACATGTCGAAGGCTGATAGGACCCCGTCCGTTGCATCCCAATGCTACCGGGCCGTCGGGGAGGTATTTGGGCAATTTTGCGTGGTAGAGCTGCCACTGGGCAATGGCGCGAACCTCTTTGAGAAGTAGGCTATTGCTCGCTATGTGGCGAATCCGTTCGGATTCCTCGGGCTCCATGACCCGCTTGATTGACATTACCTCCTTGAGACAAGTCGTATTCAGAACCTGGCTGGCTCGCATGCAGCCATTACCATCTTTCCTCATGACTAGGAGTTTCTCACAAAAGACACCCGACGGGCCGTAGAAGCTCTTGCTTTCATTAAGCACGAGTCCGATACGGTTGATCCAGCGCTTGTACGTGGCGACTTGATCCGGCGTCCATAAGGCGATAAGGTCGTCCCCACAGATCTTGAAGGACTTCCAGTTATCGCTGGCTTGGAAACCGCAGAAGGCGTTGAGTAGTGAGAGGACCGTCCATGTGGTGCCTAAGCCCATATGTGCCCCTCTTGTCGTTTCATCGACATGGAGCTGTTCATTTTGAACAGTGTGGAGGGCCATGGGTTCAAGGCATCTAAGGGCGGTTTCGATCTCCGCTTGAGGAAGTTCTAAGCCCTCAAGGAGACCCCGTAGTGTCGCCTGTCCGATGTTATGATCAATATAATCGGATGCGGCTGACAGGTCAGCGCTAAAGAGCTGCGCTTCGGGGTCCTTGTTGACTAATGAGATGTCTCCATCCCCCCGCAGTGAATCACGAGCCCACTTGAGATCTTTCAAGAAGGGCAAGAGATGTCGGCTAACGCATCTCGAGTAGTGAGCCACGTAAGGCGGGTGCTTACTGGCAACCCGGATTTTCAAACCCCGCTCTGTGATCGCAGTCATTGCGACCGGATGTCGGAAAGAACCCTGGATCTTTGGGCTCTTGTAGGTGAGGAAACGGGAAAGCCGGAAGGCACGAAGGGGAGACAACTCCTCCGAGGAATACCAACTCGGAGTGACTTGCTCGATCTTACTCAGAGGCTTGAACGTATGTTGCATATTCACCTGCGCCCACCTGGCAGTTGCAGCTTCGCGTCGTTTCTTCCACGCGTTGCTCTCTCTCAGAACCTTCGGTCCTTCGATGGTTACCGTGTACTTGTTGTCTGACGGTACATGGTGAGCGGTAAAGGTGATGTCTGCGCGGACCTCCGATAATGTTGGTCCGAGGGGAGGGAACTCCCTAACATATGACGAGCTGATGGGTCCCGCTGGGAAGAAGTTATCACCTTCTACGCCCATGAAGCCTCCCGTCCTGAGGTTACGACCATCGAAGATGTTGTTCGTAACTGTCGGGGCGGGTTTGGCCTGAGGCTTCCGAGAAGGTGGGAACTTGCCACCTCTTTTGCCTAAATTATAGAGGTGGTTGATGACTTTGAGGCTGTCTACAACAGTCTTTGGACTGTCTATTGTAGTGCCCTCGGTCATCGCCAGTGGGGATAGATCAAAGCAGGTCTTAGTCGCTGGGGCTGGGCATGGTAATGACGGCATGCGGCCTTTGGAATTTATACGTTCGGTATAGCGTGCTCCGAGAGCATACGCGAACTCTTCCAAGGCAGCCGCCAAGCCAGGCTCGGCAGGAGAAACAGGAGACGTGAATCGCTGATAGCACTCTGCCATCTTAGTATCCAGCTGATGTGTCATGTATGCCCAGGTCTTTGGGTCGGCGGGGAATTGCCCGGACTTGTCCGGTCGGGCTTCCAGCTCAACGATCTGTCGAGCGGCCATAGGCGTCAATGACGTCTTTGGAACCCGTCGGTCGTCGTACCAAAGAGCACGTGACACAGTGGATGCGGTGAAGAGACGGCGAGTCTGAATGGTATGGTGAGGCTTTGTCAGGGCGTCGCGACGGACTGCGTGCGCCCAAATCTTGACGAAGTCAGGACCTCTGGTGGCCACTTTAACGAGGAAGTGTAGGTAGCGTACGAGCTTACCGAAATTCCTACTTCCATAGACTGGATCATCTGTCTTAGGAAGTGAGTGGGCCAACGACCATGCCGTCATCAGCGAGAGTTCATTGAACCTCACGAAGGAGTAGAAGGGACAAACCCCTAGGTGAATCATTATCTTCACCACCACGGCGTGCTTGCACCGCAAAGTTGCAAGCCTGACCCGACAGGCAGTAGTGCCAGGGTTAACCGTGGGCGAAGGGCCAGATCTTTGACGCAAAGTATCTGGTGGCGCTGTTCCTACTGATCGTAGTGGGCGCG